CTAATAACATGTCCCAGCTCAGCCGTTCTGATCAGGCCAATGATCGGAAGGGCAAAAAGAACCGCCCCAATCCTCGCAACCGACGTGCGAAGAAGGAGGCGGCTGCCGTGCAAGCGGAGAGCGTGGAGGAGAAGTGCTGCGACTTGCTCCGTGGTCCATTGTGTGAGAAATGCAAGGTCGTCCAGGAATTGGAAATGGCCAAGGCAAATCTTGCGCAGGCAAAGATGGACTACGAGATTGAGAAGCTGCGCCAGGAGGCCGCGGAGGTGCGAAAGGAGGCCAAGGTTTTGAGTGGAGAATTCGTGGAAGAGGAGCTCCCCATTCCGTGCGTGCTTGATCAGCACGACAGCCTAGGTTTCTTTGCTCGCATCAACAAGGTCAACTGTTTCTTCTGCCTCGCGCTCGTTCTTGCCTCCTGCCTGACTGCATCGATTTATTGGTTGTTCGGTGTTTTGGCGGGAGTTGCTGGATTGTGGTACTTTGGCATGGCCAAACCGAAGAAGGTTGGCCTGGTACGTGCCTCGGACCGCATTGTCGAGGTGTCGCGCGAGACTGGCATTGACCAGGATTTGCTGTCGTACATGGCTTTTGCTTTCGCTTTCACTGATGGTTCCGTGAAGAACTGCTTGAACGCGAAGCACCAAGCACGGCAGTGGATTCGTGATCATCGCTCGCACTGGCCAGAGCACGTGGTGCTCGACCAGGTAGCAGGCGTGGTTGCGCTCGTCAATCGTGAGATGTTCTTGGAGACTACTTGTTTCGAGGCTTGGGAGCAGGAACTTGACGGTTTCAAGAGCATGCATGATCGCGCCCGGTGGCGTCGCGAGGGGGTCTCACCTTCGGGTGGGGCCGCCCCGCGCGCCTGACGGGGCCCTGAGGCAATTCCGGCGTCATGCGTCGGCACGCATGAGTACAAACCCATGCGTGCTGGCTGCAAGGTCGCGATGACTCCGGATGCCTCAGGGTGCGACCACCACCGACACTGGGTACGGGTGTTTGGTGTGGACCTTGACTACATCGGTGCGAAAGGTGAGGAAATTCGCTCTGGTGTGGTTACGTACTACCACAATTGCAAAAACAACCTCTTATCCGCCTTGAGAAACCGTGTTCTCGCTGACGTTCCAAAGGCGTCTAAAGGTGGAATCAAGTCTCTTCAAGAGCAGGCCCGGAAGATGGTTCGGCGGTTGCGGAGTGTTGCCCCTTGGGATCGTGATGATGTGTTGAATCATTTCAAAGGCGCTAAGCGCCGACGTTATGAGGATGCAGCTAATCGTTATGATGAAGAGGGAGCGACCTACCGCGACGCCACCGTCGATCTGTTCGTGAAGAGCGAAGCTACTCCAATAACTAGCACTTTCAAGGCTCCGCGCGCTATACAGCCTCGGTCCTATGTTTATGGTTACGCTCTTGCCCGCTACATCAAGCCAGTTGAGGAGGTAATTTACCTTCTCAGCGGGTTTTGTCAACGTGGGGTGGAAAAGAGTAGAGTCATTGCTAAGGGCTTGTCGCAGTGTCAGCGCGCCAAGTTGTTGCACGTGAAAAGTGGCCATTTCTCTGACCCAGTCTGGTTGACCTTGGATGCGTCTCGTTTTGATCTGCATGTTTGCAAAGGGCAGTTGCGTGTGGAACATTCGGTTTATTTGAGCATGCTCAATGATCCGGAGTTCCAGCGATTGCTTTCTTGGCAGCTTGTGAATCACGGGCGTGTTCGGTCAATTGGTCTCAAGTACACTTCGGATGGAGGGCGTATGTCCGGTGATATGAACACCGCCGTGGGTAACTGTCTCCTTATGTTGCTCATGGTGGCGGAAACCATGGATCGGATTGGATGCCCGAAGTTTGATGTGCTTGATGATGGTGACGACATTGTCGTGATCGTCGAGAAAGGTTGGGAGAAGGTGTTGCAGGAAAAGGCCTTTGACATTTTTCTTGATTTTGGACATGAGGTCAAGATCGAGAACATTGCATATTCTTTCGAGGATTTGGAATGGTGTCAGTGTCATCCAGTGGAAGTTGAGACGGGTCGGTGGAAACTCGTTCGCAACCCAGTGAAGATTCTGACTAAAGGTGTCTCGGGTACTAAGTATTTCACCAATCCTGACGAGGGAACCCGCCGAAAATTGATCAATTCGGTGGGCCACTGCGAACGTGTGCTCAATTTGGGTGTGCCTGTGTTGCAATCTTATGCGGAAATGCTCATCCGCTTGAGTGGCACACGGGAGTTATTGAACTTCGATAGCGTTGACGAGTACTTTCATCGCGTTGGGAAGGAGCTGAAGGGCATGAATTGTTCGATCACGGAAGTGAAGAGCCGTGTGATCACTTTTGATGCCCGGATGTCTTTTGAACGCGCGTTTGGAATCCGCGTCGAAGATCAGTGTGAATTGGAGGAGTGGTTTGAGAATGTTACGGTTCCGATCCTTGGGAGTGTTGATGTGGCGGAAGAAGTCGATATGGCCATGCGCAATCGATTCTTCGGCTCTCCGACGTCACTCTACTCCCCGGGGGAATGAACCGAAATATTCGCGTATCCCAAGCTCGCCCCTCCCGGGCCAAGCGGGGGGGGCAGAAGGCCGGGGCCGTCAAGGCGGCACCGGTCGCGATCTCGGAAGTGTGGGAGAACACACCACCGAGGTCGCTGCCGGGGCGCCAGGGTGGCGTCCGATTTGCGCACCGCGAGTTCATTGGTGACTTCACTGGCGGGGCTGATTACAGCGCTAACAGCCTGTCTATCAACCCTGGTCTAGGAAGCGCCTTTCCGTGGTTGTCGTACATCGCTCTTGTTTACGAGTCGTACATTTTCCATCGGCTGCGGTTTCACATGATTCCACTACAGCCAACGTCCCAGACTGGGCAGAATTTCATGGTCATTGACTATGATGCTGCTGATTCAGCTCCTACTTCCAAGTTTGAGTTGCTCAACATGAAGGGTGCGAAGGCTGCGGCAGTGTGGCTGCAGTTGTGCATTGAGGCCGACCCGCGCGATGAGCGTGCCCTTGGGCGTGCTCGCTACATTCGCGCAGGCGATCTTGCTAGCAACTTGGATGTGAAGACGTATGACATTGGTGTTCTGCACGCCGCTGCACAGGGCCTGGGTTCGACAGTTCCTGCATACTCCTTGCTGGTGGAGTATGATGTTGAGCTCTTGACTCCGCAGTTCTCGGTGTCAACCATTGCTGGTGCCTTCTCAGCGAAGGTGACGGCTGGTGGCACTGTGAGTTCTTCGGCCATTTATGGTGATGCGGCGACGATGGTGGGTGGTCTTGATGTTGAGGCATCTGGCAACACCCTCACCTTCAATCGTGTGGGGCAATACCTCGTGGACATGCTGATGGCCGGCACGGGTCTTGCCGATGCGACGAATCCTACTGCCTCTGGCACTGCGGACTACACTGTGGAGGTGGGTACGCTTGCCAATGCTGGCGGTGTGGGTGCGTCGTATCAGGCTACTGTGAACGTGCTTGAGGCCGGGCAGACCTTTGTGCAGGATTGGTCTGGTGCGGCGACGACGATCACCAGTGCGATTGCGCGAATTGCGCCTTACCTCTACTCTGCGAGCTAGAGGGGGCGGGCATGGGGTCCTCCGAGGACACTAAACATCGGCGTTCACCGCGTTAAGGTGGGTTGTTGTTGCGATTGCGCGACGATGGTGGCATTGTGTCATAACGTGCCCCTGGAATAACACTCAACCGGACACATGCCTGGGAATGCAAGTACCGAGGATAGCTGTGGAGGATAGATCTGCTGTGTGGAGCCCAACAAACATTCAGAATTTGGTGAGGGTAGGAAACTCATTCACACACAAACGGGATCGAAAGTAAGCGGTGAAGGTAGGGAAAGCATGGGCCTGGGGGAGCCATGTGTGGATCGGGTCGGTGCCAGGGGGGAGTGCGTTCAAGATGCTGGGTGTTGGCCCACCCAAGAGTGTCAAACCACTTTGCCACGACCTGCAAGTGCTGGAGTTTTGTTTGATGACATTCAGACACTGTAGCACCTCTGTTAGGGATCGTTGTGTGCTAGCGACCGACTGCTGCGTGAAAATAAGGTTCAACCTGGGCGAAACGCAGATAT